CCAGTAGAAATGCCCAAGGGCGGCGAAATATAAATAAAAAAAAACACTTTAGGTATTAAAAATGGATGATCTTTTAGATATGATTGCTACTGATGAATCCCCTTCTCAGGTTAGTGATAAAATTAAAGAACTTTTATTTACAAAGTCTGCAGAAAAGATTGATGGGTTTAGACCTACAGTAGCTGCAAGTATGTTTGGATACTCAACAGAAGAAGAGGGATGAAATGAAATCTTTTAAGCAATTTATTTCCGAATCGGTTAATATTGCTGGCGATTTCACAGGAAATCTTTATATTAATTCTCAACCAGAACAACCACAACAAGTTGGCGAAGAGTATGTTGCCGATGTAATGTGGAATGGGAGTTTATATAGATTGGAGATCATTACTAAAAATGGCATCCCATCCACAAGAGATCTTGGTGAACAACTTCAGTCCAATTATCCAGGTGCAGTTGTTCACCAGATCTATCCAGTAACAGAAAAGAATTTAAACATCAAGAATGCACAAAGATATCACCCATCAAAATTAGAATGGATTGATTGATAAATGGCGATTTGGAATAAGACTACACAAGATTATTTAAATCAAGAAAGAAGTCTTTTTGAAGGTTATGTTCGTGCTGATCAGTATGGAAACATACTAAACGATGGTGCCACTTCTAGAAGTGCATTTGGAGAACTACTCACAGTCACTCCAACTCCAATCATTCAATTTGATGGAATTTATGGACTTGACCCAAATAAAGTTGAAAGATATGAATTTGGGACAGGAATTACAACATCAAATCATTTAATTGAAGCATCAACAGGAACGGGTGCTTACGGTTATGGAGTTATTCGTTCTAAAAAAACAGTAAGATATCGTCCCGGACAAGGTGCTCTTGCAAGATTTACTGCAAAATTTGATGAAAGCAGAACTGGTTATACACAAAGAGCAGGATTCTTTACTCAAGAACAAGCACTTCAGGTTGGATATAACACTGATGGTAAGTTTGGTATTGTTCGTGCAAATGGAGGTAAAGCACATCTCCACAGATTTACTATTAATACTAAAGCATCAGGAACAGAAAATATTACTGTTACTCTTGCAGGAACTGCTACCACTGTAAGTATTGGTGCGGGAACAACCACTTTTGATAATGCTGCTGGAATAGGAACACAAACATTTCCAGGATGGACTATTGATTACAGAAGTAATGAAATAATGTTCCTATCAAATAGTCTTGGGCCCAAGAGTGGAACATTCTCTATGACGAGTAATGGAACACTTGTAGCAACATCAACTACAGCACAAGCAGGAGTAAATCAAACAGAACACTGGACTTATCAGGAAGATTGGAACCTTGATAATTTAACTGGTGTTGGTGGAACATCCAATCCTTCTTTGGTTACTCTTAATCCACAAACATTAAATGTATTCCAAATCAATTTCCGTTGGTTGGGTGCTGGTGAGATGCGTTATGCAATAGAAAATCCTTCTAATGGTGATATGATTTTTATTCACCACGAGCATTACAGCAATAGAAATAATAGAGTTCATTTAGATAATCCATCATTAAAGATTGGATATGTTGCAGCAGAACTCTCAGGTAATAGTGGATTGGGAGTAACAATATCTGGAGCATCAATTTTAGGTGCTATTGAGGGCCCTATTTCTTCGGTAGATTATCCAGTTGCAGCATATTCATCAAGGACTGCTTCAATAGCATCAGATACTATTACACATTTACTTTCAATTAAAGGAAATATTACATCAAACAATAAAATTAATTCTAGGGAAATTATAGTTAAAAAACTAACTTGTGGTGCCAAAACTGCGGGAGATGCTCCCTGTTTGGTGTATTTGTATCTTGAACCAACTTATTCAGTAACTCCAAGTTTTACAAAAGTTGGTAATGCTTCTGCATATTCTACTACAGATGCAACAATCACAGGAACTCCTTTAGCAGTTTTTGCTATTACATCAGGTTCTTCCGAGACTATTGATATTTCAGATTTGAGAATAGTTTTACCACCAAAAACAAGACTTGCATTAGCAATTAGTTCTTCCGGACAGATAAACAGGGTAGATTCTGGTATTACATTTATTGAGGATTAATTAAATAATAAATAACTAATAATAATATCTCATAAAATGCAAAGGACAAAAATATTTGCAACTGAAATTGCGTTACCAACAACTGCAGGTACTGCTTCAAGTATCAGTGAATCAACTTGCGTAAGATTATATAATGGAAACTCTGGCGTTGCAACAGTAAGTATCTCAAGCACTGTAGGTGCTGCAGATACAGCAAGTTTTACTATGCCACAAAATACGGTTGAATTTTTAGAGAAACCTGCATCTTATGTTATTTGGTCAACATCTTCGTCAGTAAAAGCCGCAAAAGTAGGATTCACCAACTAAGAAAAATGAAACTAATTAGAGAAGAAATCGAAAAAGTTGAAGTCATTACTGAAGGAAAAGGTAGTGATAAAAAACTTTATATTCAAGGTCCCTTTTTACAAGCAGAATGTGTAAACCGAAATGGACGTATGTATCCAATGTCCATTATGGAGCGTGAGGTAAAGCGTTATACGGAACAATATGTTAATAAAGGTCGTGCTTTAGGGGAACTTGGACACCCAGATGGTCCTACTGTCAATCTTGATAGGGTTTCTCATAAAATTGTTTCTCTTACTCAAGAAGGGAACAATTTTATTGGCAAGGCACAGATTCTTTCTACTCCAATGGGTAAGATTGCGGAATCCCTGTTAAAAGAAGGTGTTTGTCTTGGAGTTTCTTCTCGCGGTATTGGTTCTCTGAGAGAAAATCTTAAAGGTGGTTATAAAGAAGTTGGAGAAGATTTTATGCTTGCAACTGCTGCTGATATTGTTGCTGATCCTTCAGCACCTGAGGCATTTGTTCAAGGAATTATGGAAGGTAAAGAGTGGATATGGGATGGTGGTATTCTAAAAGAAAAAGTTGCAGAAAATACAAAACGTAGAATAAATACCCTGGTTGATCAAAGAATTCTTGAAGAATATAAATTATCACTTTTTAATGAGTTTCTAAACTCATTGTAATTTATTAAATTATAAATAAATATAGTTTATAACGTAAGGTTAAACGGAGAGTTCAAATGTCTCGTGGAGATTTACAAGAAATGGAAGTAGGCACAAAGCAATCCAGAACCGCTGTTAATGCAAATGCTAAAGCAGCGGAAGCAATGCCAAAATTAACCACAGGTATTCCTGATGGTCAAACTGCTGGTTGGGAAGATCTTGGAGGTCCTGATCCTTCTAACTATCGCCCAGATGACGATTCGGCAAAACTCAAAACGCCAGGGTCTACTCTTAAGCAAGTAAAGGATATTGTAAACAAAGGTGCTAAAGCAGCTGAAGCAATGAAGGGTCTTCATAAAGAAGAAGAAGAACTGGATGATGAGTCCCTGATTGAAGAAGATAATGAGGATGAAGAACTCGTAGAAGCCAAGAAGAAGGAAGAAGAGGAAGAAGGCGAAGAAGAAGGCGAAGAAGAAGGAGAAGAGGAAGAAGGCGAAGAAGAAGAGGGTGGTAAGAAAAAGAAAATGGAAGAAGAGTTTGACATCGAAGAAGATGTCAATGCTCTTCTGGAAGGTGAAGATCTTTCTGAGGAATTCCAAGAGAAAGCACGCACCATCTTTGAAGCTGCTATCCGTTCAAGAGTTTCTGATATTCAAGAAGCACTTGAAGAGCAGTATGCATCTGCACTTGCTGAAGAAGTTGAGGAAATCAAAGCAGAACTCAGCGAGCGTGTAGATGCATACCTTGAGTATGTTTCTGATGAGTGGATGCAAGAAAATTCACTAGTCATTGAGCAAGGTCTTAAGACCGAAATGACCGAATCATTCCTACAAGGAATGAAGGGTCTTTTTGAAGAACATTATGTATCAATCCCTGAAGATAAATATGATGTGCTTGAGAGCATGGTAGAAAAACTTGATGAAATGGAGACAAAACTCAACGAGCAGATCGAAAAGAATGTTTCCCTAAACAAACGTCTCGCAGAGGCAGTTGCTGAAGGAATCTTTGAACAGGTCGCTGATGGTCTTGCAGACACTCAGAAAGACAAGCTCGCT